ATGATGTATTCAAGAGAAGTGGAAGAAATGTGCGTTGTTGCTAAGGGACCAAATCATGGACCTGCACCAATTCCTGTTGAAGGAAGATGGGTACAAGCTAAAGAGGTTAAAGACATTTCAGGATTAACTCACGGAGTGGGTTGGTGTGCACCTCAACAAGGAGCTTGTAAATTAACTTTAAATGTTAAAGATGGAATAATTGAAGAAGCATTAGTTGAAACAATTGGATGTTCAGGTATGACTCATTCAGCTGCTATGGCTTCAGAAATATTACCAGGAAAGACTATATTAGAGGCATTAAATACAGATTTAGTTTGTGATGCTATTAATACAGCAATGAGAGAATTATTCCTTCAAATAGTTTATGGAAGAAGCCAAACTGCTTTTTCAGAAGGTGGACTACCTATAGGAGCTGGACTTGAAGATTTAGGAAAAGGTCTTAGATCACAAGTTGGTACTATGTACGGAACAGTTGCAAAGGGAACAAGATACCTAGAAATGGCAGAAGGTTATGTAACTAAGATTGCTTTAGATGCAAACAATGAGATTATTGGATATAGATTCGTTCACTTAGGAAAAATGATGGAAATGGTTGCTAAGGGAATGGATGCTAATGAAGCTATGGAAAAAGCTACAGGACAATACGGTAGATTTGACGAAGCTGTAAAAGTTATCGATCCAAGACACGAATAGTTTGAAGGGGGAAAAGTATTATGCCATTATTTGAAAGTTATGAAAGAAGAATTAATCAAATCATTCCTGTATTAGAAAAGTACGGAATGACTAAAATAGAAGATGCAAAAACAGTTTGCGATGAAAAGGGTATAGATGTTTACGATATCGTAAAATCAACTCAACCAATCGCTTTTGAAAATGCTATGTGGGCTTATACTTTAGGTGCTGCTATAGCTATTAAAAAAGGATGTGTAAAAGCTGCAGATGCTGCTGAAGCTATTGGAGAGGGCTTACAAGCTTTTTGTATTCCAGGTTCAGTTGCAGATGATAGAAAAGTTGGTTTAGGACATGGTAACTTAGGAGCTATGCTTTTAAGAGAAGAAACTAAATGTTTTGCTTTCTTAGCAGGACACGAAAGTTTTGCAGCAGCAGAAGGTGCTATAAAAATAGCTGAAAAAGCTAATAAAGTAAGAAAAGAGCCATTAAGAGTTATATTAAATGGTTTAGGAAAAGATGCTGCTTATATTATATCAAGAATCAATGGATTTACTTATGTTGAAACAAACTTTGATTTCTTCACAGGTAAATTAGAAATAGTTAGAGAAGTTCCATATTCAAATGGACCAAGAGCAAAAGTTAAATGTTATGGAGCAAATGATGTTAGAGAAGGTGTTGCTATAATGCATCACGAAGGAGTTGACGTATCAATCACTGGTAACTCAACTAACCCTACAAGATTCCAACATCCAGTTGCTGGAACATACAAAAAAGAATGTGTTGATCAAGGAAAGAAATACTTCTCAGTAGCATCAGGTGGTGGTACAGGAAGAACTCTTCACCCAGATAACATGGCAGCAGGTCCAGCTTCATATGGTATGACAGATACAATGGGAAGAATGCACTCAGATGCACAATTTGCAGGATCTTCTTCAGTTCCAGCTCACGTTGAAATGATGGGTCTTATCGGAATGGGTAACAACCCAATGGTTGGAGCTACTGTTGCAGTTGCTGTTGCTATAGAAGAAGCAATGAAATAAAGTAAAATCAATAGTTTGTAGATTTTAATAATTTTGAGTTCTTATATAAGACAGTTCACGTCATATTACAATAGGTTAAATTCTATTGATTATGATGGGAACTGTCTTTTTTGTATCTAAAAAGAGGTGATAAGTATGAAAAGAATGAAAATCAAGACTATTAAGAGTAAAACATTTGAAGAAGGCTTTAAAGATTTTATTTTTAATAGCAAGGCAAGAGGATTAAGGGAAGGAACAATAAATCATTATAAGCAAAGCTATATACAGATAATAAAATACATTAATAAAGATATAGAAATAGCAAATATTGATGAAACAGTGTTTGATACATTTATTGTTAATATGCGTGAAAATAAAGATATGGGCTCTCAGACACTTTTTACTTATGCGAGAGATTTAAAGGCTATAATCAATTTCTATATAAGTCAAGAATACTGTAATCCATTTATCATGAAACTTCCTAGAATGGATAGAAAGCCAATAGCAACTTATACTGATGATGAATTAAAGAAGCTTTTAAAGAAACCCAAAATAAATAAGTGTAGTTTTGTTGAATATCGCAATTATGTTATAGTAGCAATGTTTTTGTCAACGGGGATAAGGCTGAGCAGTTTAATTAACATAAGGATTAAAGATATAAATTTTGATGATGAAGTTGTAAATATTATACATACAAAGAATAGAAAGTCATTAATTATTCCACTTAATAAACAGATAAAGAGTATCTTAAAAGAATACTTAAAATATCGACAACATAGCGATATTGAAGAAAAACTGTTTTGTAATTGTTATGGTAAAGATTTAAATAAAAGTAGTATTATACAGGCAATATCTTCTTATAATCGAAGTAGAGGCGTGGAGACTACTTCTATTCATAAACTTAGACATACATTTGCAAAGAAGTGGGTTACAGGAGGAAATAGTGTAGCAGTTTTACAAAAGATTCTTGGACATAGTTCGTTACAGATAACGCAAAATTATTTAAACGTGCTAATATCAGATATTAAGATGGAAGTAAACAACTATAATATTTTACAAGAATTCAACAGTAATTTTATTAAATTAAGATAAAAATAGAGAGGTGAAAAGATGAATAATTATAATGAAGGATATTTTAACTTAAAGAACAATGCAATTATAGAACTTAAAGCACATTTACTTAGGACTTACAGTTTTATTGTTAGTAAGGATTATAAAGACCAAGGTGTTTTCTATTCACAAGCCAAGATAGCAGATGAGTTAAAAATCAGTATTAGAAGCGTACAAAGACATATAAAATCATTAAAAGAAATGGGGTATTTAAAGGTTAGACGTAGAGGGTTTAATATGACTAATCTATATACAATAGTAAAGAAGGTTATAAAAACAATAAAAGAAAAGAAAGAAGAAATGACTAACAATTTTAAAAAATCTTTTGCTAATGAAAAAACTAAGTTAAGATTTAATAACTTTAAAGGGCATGATTATTCTAAGGAAGAATGGAACAGTTTAGAAAAGAAATTACTGGGTTGGGAATGATAAAAAGTACAAAAAAATACCCTTAGAAATTGGCACTTTCTAAGAGCATCGAACTTGTTAACTCGAATTAACAAATAACTTAAATATATTATAAACATATAAGCAGATAAAAGCAATAGTTTATAATATTTTTTAAAAAAGGGAGTTGAGAGGTTTATTAGTTATGTTTAAAATTAGAAATTTATATTATAGATTAAAGCTTATAAGGTGATTTAAATATATTTTTATAGTATATTTAAATGATTTTATAAGCTATTTTTTTTCGCTAATATATTTATGTCTAATTTGTCGTATCAGTTATGACATTTATAAGATTTCTAGATAAGACAAATGATTCGGAAGTTATACGACAATATTAATGCAGTAAGAAATAAAAGATATAAGAATTAATAATATTAATAAAGAAATACTTAAATCTATTTTTATAAATTCTCTTTTACATTTCAATTTAATCACCTCATTATATTGTTGACATAATATTGTAAAATAGTACAATTGTAGTAAAGTGGTATTTTATTTGAAAATTAAATTTAATAATAAAAAATAAAGTTTGCTATACTTTGATTGAAAATATTTAATTAAAAGGAGAAGAAATTTGAGTACTATAAGTTTAGGTAGAAGTGGGATAGTAGGGATATCCTACAGTGAGACAAGCCTATTAAAAAGTAATCTAATGAGAGCAAATGAAAGAAGAAATAGCGCATCAAACAATATAAATTCAGCAAAAGTAAAATTGCAGGTAAATGGAAGATCAGGTAGAATAAGAATCGAATCAGATAATTTGCAAAGTTATTATAGTAGTTTAAAAAGTAATAACTCAAAAATAGAAAAAATAATAAGAGATATAGACTACATAGTAAGAAAATTTAAAGAAGTTGATAGTAGATGTGCAAGTAGAGTAAGGGCAATAGGTAAAGGCTATAAAGTACAATCTTTTATAAGTAAGATTGGAAATTCATTAATATCTTTTGGAAACAAGGTGTTTAATGGAATAAGTAACTTTTTTAAAGATGGAATTAGCATTATAAAAAATATATACAATTCAGCCTCAAATGGTGTTGAATGGGCATATAGATCAGTAACTGACTGGTTTGATAGACACCAACTTGCAGGAAATGTAATTTCCTTTGGATTAAATGCATTAGCAGTCGTAGGAGCAGGAGTTATTATAGTTGCTGGAGGTCCAGTAATTGCAGTCGTAGGAGCAGTTTTAGGAGGAGCATTAGCACTAAATAGTTTATTAGATGATGGAACAAAGCTATATAATAATATAGCGAATGGAAGTAATAAAGGCTTTAATGGATTAGAAGTTGGATTAAAATCTGTAGCAGGAGAAAAAGTAGGTGGAATTATATATGGAGGTCTTAATGTAGCAGATTTTGCCCTAAATATTCCACATATGTTTAAAGGCATAGGAAAGATAAAAACATCATTAATAGATGCAGGAAAAGCAATCAAAAATTTCCCTAGTAAAGTATCAGGCATGGTAGGAGCATTTAAAACTAAATCAATAGAAGCCATAAAAGATACTGGTAATATACTAAAAGTAGTCTATAATAATTATATTAATGATACAAAAAGTTTCAGCTTAGGATCTAATCTTGGAGGAGAAATTAATAAAATTGGAAGCAATATTAAGAAAGCCGCTGAGGATATTAAGAATAGTAAGAAGATACAATCTGGAATAGATGTGTATGATAATTTAAGTGATAGTAAGTTAGTTGAGGGGGTAAGAAAACCTGATTTTATTGGTAAATTAAGAGGGGAAAATGTTACATTAAAAGATGTAAAGACGAAAGAAATATCATATATAAAAAGAGATACAGTTGAATTAAATGCTTTAAGAAATGATTTCAATACATCTGCTAGAAAGAATTTTTTAGAAGAGCTATCTAAAGATGTAGATTATCTAAAAGAAGCAGGTTTTTCAGAAAAAGATATATTGAAGATTAAGAATGGAAGAGTGCCAGATGGATGGCAAGTTCATCATAAATTACCGTTAGATGATAGTGGAACAAATAGTTTTGATAATTTTGTGTTAATAAAAAATGAGCCATATCATAAAGTAATAACAAATTATCAAAATTCTTTTTCTAAACAATTAGAAGTTGGTGAAATAAAGAATGTTAATTGGCCGATACCAGAAGGTAACATATATCCTAAAAGACATTAAAAGGAGAGTAAGATAGTATGTGGGAAAATAACTTGAAGAAAATAATAGATGATAAAAAAATGTATGATGAAGAAGTGAACTTAGGTGCTTCTAGAGAAGAAATTGATAAACTAATAGTAGAATCAAAGGAAAAATTAGGGGGGGAACTACCAAAAGACTATTTAGATATTATATCAAAGATAAATGGAATTGAATTTAATGGATTCATTTTATATGGTGTAGATGAGTATTTATTAGAACATGAAATTAATCAAAATATATATGGATTAGTTGATTCAAATCAAATATGGTATGAAAATGAAGAACAAAAGAAGTATTTATTTTTAGGGGAAAGCAATATAAGCTGGTATGTTTATGAATATGAAAACAAGAGTTTTATTGAGCTTGATAACCCATCAGGAAGAGAAATTGGTAAATTTAATAATTTTTATGAGATGTTTAATAAGTTATTAGAGGATGCATTAATATAGTGTTTAGCTGCATAATCAACATTAACTTATTTTATAAAAATAATGTTATTAAAAATTATATAAGATAGAGAAACAAGTTAAAACTATACTTTTCATAAGGAAAGTGATAAATATAACTAATGAGGATAGATTAAAGCAAATAAAATTTGAATATGTTACTAACTAAAATATATTTTTTGTTGTTTTAATATTAATCCTACTGCTAAAGAAAATAAACAGATAAACATTAGACTTATACTTAAATCTATTCTTATAAATTCTCTTTTCATATAATCACCTCATTTAAATTAATAACAATTATTGTAAATTTATTCTGTGAAAATGTATAATATGTTTTAGGGGGTGCTTTATTTGGTTAATAACAGATTAAAAGAAATTAGAATGAAAGAATATATGATGAATTCTAGTGAATTTTCAAAAGTTATAGGTATAAGTTTAAGTACTTATAGTCAGATAGAAAGCAATAAACAGCAAGGTAATATAGATACTATATTAAAAATCGCAAAAGCTCTAAATCGTAAGGTAGAAGAAATATGGTTCCTTATAGATTAGGAGCTTTTCTTTTTAAAAATAAATTTCATAAACATAAATAAATTTCATAAATAGGAAACTTTATATGATTACAAGCATAGATATATATTAAGTAAGTTATAGGAGGATTATTTATGGAACTAGCAATAGTAGGAGGACTAGCAGTAACAAGTATATATTATAGATTTACTATTAACTACAGAAGAAAAAGAAAAGTGATAAAGAAATGGAATGAACTAATGGATGAATTAAAGCTTTATAGTAAAAAATCTAATTTTATACCACAAGTAACAGATGTTAAATTTATAGATAACGGCTATATATTAAGTATTCATATCCCTACTGGATTAAATGTGAAAGATGTAGAAAGTAATAAAGAGGCTATAGAAAATAAGTTTAAAGGAATAGTTACTATAGAAAGTATAAGGTTTAGTAGCTTAGCAAAAATTAAAGTAATAAACAAAGATATAGGAAAGTTTATATTTAAACCAGTTAAGGCATATCCAAACCAGCTATACATCGGAAAGACTTTTGATGGAGAAGATTACTTTATAGATATTACTAAAGCTTGTCATATTCTAATAGGTGGAGCAACTGGAACTGGTAAAAGTTTTTTATTAAGTAGCATATTAACTAATTTAATTTATAATTCAAGCAATTCTATAGAAATTCATTTGTTGCAAATAATGAAAGGCGAAGTAGGATTATTTGAGAAGTGTAAGCCGGTTAAATTTGTAGGGAAGAATCTTAAGGAAGTAGCTTATGATTTAGACAAGTTAGCAAGGTTAGTAGATGAAAGATCTAGGAAGTTTACTGAATTAGGAGTAAAGAATTTAAATCACTACAATAAACACTATAAAAGTAAAATGAAAAGAATTTATTGTGTAACGGAGGAATTATCTTTCTTTATGCCACAAGAATCAGATAGTGAAGAAGATAAAGAACTTAAGAATAAATGTTGGAGTGCAATTTTAACTATTGCAAAAGCTGGTAGAAGTAGCGGAATACATTTATTAAGTCTTACTCAAAGAAGCACAACAACAAACCTTCCTAGTGATGTTAAGAGCCAATTATGTAGAATAACATTTAGGCAAATAAGTTCTATAGATAGTAGAAATATAATTGAGTGTGATGATGCAACACAGCTAGAAGATAGAGAATGTTTATGTTATGGAACTAGTAAAACTATGGAGGTTATTAAAACACCTTGGATAGACGAAGATTTTAAAATATTACATGAGTATGTGCCAGAAATAATTATTCCAGGGATTAAAGTAGAAACTAATTTATTAAATAAAAAACCTATAGTTGTAAATAATGGAATCCCCAGAGAGTTACCTTTATATATTCCTAAAAAAGAACCAAATAACATAAAGGAGAATGAAGTAGCAACAACTAAAGTCATTAAAAAGAAGATAAGGAAAGGGATGATTGAGGATTGATTACTGATAGAGATAAAGAAGTACTTAAATGGATAGAAGAATATAAAGCTATAACATTAAGACAAGCTACAGAATTATTTTTTAAAGGTAATTATAAAGGGACTAGCAGAAGGATGGCTCAACTTGAAGATATGAATATATTAAAAAGTTATATAAGTAAAGCTAAAAAGGAGAAAGTATATTATCAAGAAAGAAAAGTAAATGACCATAGATTATATATTTATGATTATCTTAAAGAATTAAAAAGATTAAGATGTGATTTAATAGATATTAAAATAGAACCAGAATATCTAAATGGATTAATAAGACCAGATGCTTATGTATTATTTAAATATGAAGATTATAAATATATCACTTTATTAGAAGTTGATTATACACACTATACTAACAACATAAAAATGAATACTCTTTATGAAAAGTTATATTCTGAAAGAGAAAACTATAAAGAGTTTTTTGGAACATTTCCAATAGTGGTAATAGCAAGACCGACAAAGGGTGTTAGATACAATTCTGGTAATTTTGAGGTGATTTATACTAACTTGTTCTACTCTAATCTAGAGGGGTTACTATTACAATAATTACTTTACTCGCTACGCTCCACATTTCTTTATTTTATTGGATAGAAATAATCTTTTAATTATGCTGGTTACAGGACTTAAAACGTAGATTACTTAAACGTAGATTAAGATGTAGATTCTACACTATATTCTACAAGTTAATCTACAGTACATACCCTATTACACTAGAAAATATTTATACAAAACACACGAAAAAGTTTATACAGAACAATTAGAAAGGAGGAGCGTACTTTAGGGTATAAAATAACATTAGAAAGGAAGAAAGAAAATGAAGATACTATTATCAATAGTTGTAGGTGTAACACTTATAAAGGTATTAACCTTTTTTGTTGTAAATAAGATTAAAGTTGCACCTAGAAAAAGTTTTGATGCTGAGGAGGTTATAAGATGTGGACATAAGAATCCTATATTATATAAAGAGCATCTAAAAAATACGATTATAGACTATACAAGAGATAACGATGTAGAAGAAGAATATGAAGTAGTAAGAGATCTATTTAAATATAAATTGCAACATAAGGAGATATCTAGAGGGCAAATTATAGGAATAGAGAATTACTTAAGAGAACAACTAAAAGATAAGAGAAAATACAAAAATAATGCCCATGCGATTTATAGTATGCTAAAGAACCCAACTTTAACAAAAAATCACACAAGCACTATTAAAAAATTTCTATGTCAATAGTATTAACTTTCTACTCTTTTTTATTATGCAGCCGTTTAATAATTAATTAAAAATTTAACACCTATACAAAGAATAGCAATAGCCGAAAAATATAGACCTATTATAGAGAAGAAAGCAAAAGAGAATCAAGGCAATAGGACAGATATTAACTTTTGTCAGAATTCTGACAAAAGTGATATTAAACCAATAGATACCAAAAAAGAGCTTTCAAACATAGCTAAAGTTTCATATGATACATACTACAAAGGTAAAAGAATATTGGAAAATGGTAATGAAGAAATAAAGAAAAAGCTAGAAAACAATGAGATATCAATAAATAAATTCACTTAATAATTAATTAAAAACGAAGAAAAATATAGATAATAAGAGAAAAGTAAAGAGATAAAAAGTTATTTACTTTAAATGAAATATTATGTATAATTATGACGTAATATGGATAAAGGGGATAAATATATGAAATACAGTGAGTATAAAAAACATATAGAAACTATAAAAGTTGCTAGGTATAAAATTGAGGAAAACATAAAAATTATAGAGCCTAAAAAAGAAAGATGGGGATTGTTGCTTTTTGATAAAAATAAGATAATTAGAAAAATGTATTTAGATTATCTATCATTAATGGATATGGAAGAAGATGCTGAAGAAATAGATTTATAATTTAGGAGTATAAATATGATATTAAGAAATTTATTAGGTGAATCATATAAGTTAAAAAATAAGGTGACACTAAAGGAATTTATAAATGATGTAATAGAGAAAGATGAAGAACGTGAGATTAAGTTTTATGAAGTGCATTTAGAAAAAGAAATTCAAATGAAAAATATGATACTATATTATCAAAATGGAAAGTTAAAATCACATCATACTACCTTTCGCAAGTTTAATTATTTAGATCATTTAAATGACTTTATAAAAATAAGTTATGAAAGTGGTTATATTAAAGGTGGAAATATATATTCATTTTCAAAAGATTATGAAGTTGATAAAAAACCTAAAATTAAAGATAAATCAATTGATGAAATTATCGAGGAAATGATAGAAGAGCGTAGAAAAAATGATTTGATTAGTGATGCACGTTTTCGGTTGAAGAAATTAAGTAATGAAGAAATGAGAGAAGTTATAAGTATATTAATAGAGAAAGTAGATGATAACAGGTCTAACTTATCTAGCTTAAAATCAGAATTAAATAGACAAGAAACAATTAATTATTGTTTGTCAGAGAGTATTAAGTGGTTAGAATATAAAATGAAATTATCAATTACTAATAACAATAGTAAGATAAAGAAAAAGTCAATTGGAATAAAATACATGAATAAATATAAAAAGTAAGCAAGGTTAATTAATTAACCTTGCTTACTTTTTATATTTATTTTTCTATGTATTCTATTATATCTTCAGTTTTACATTTGAAGAATTCACATAAAATATCTAAGTTCTCTACACTAATATGTTTAGCTTTATTATTAACATAATCACTTATAGTTGCTTGCCTTATGCCAGTTTCTCTAGATAATTCCCTTTGACCTATATTATGTTTTTCTAATAATTTATTTAGCTTAAAAATAACCATTTTACACCTCTTTTATTTGTTAAGTTTATTATATCATATAATTATCAAAAGTGATACTAAAAAAGTTTCAAAAAAGAGTTGACACTAAAATAGTATCGGAATATAATAAAAGTATGATACGAAATAAGTGTCAAATATTTAAGTTTAAAAGGGGATTTAAAAAAATGAATAATTTAAAAAGTTTCAAAAAAGAAAAAGAAAAAATGAACAAGTTTGTTGAAATAATGATGGAAGAAAATATAGACTTCTACTACAAAGAATTCTTACCAATGTATGATGAGTACACAGATATAGTTATTAATCCAGAAGAAGATATTAGAATTGAAAATATTAGTTGGTTGATTGAGAAAGATGTTAAGGAGATCTATTACATAGATACAGAAAGTGTAAATTTGTTGTTGTGTGATGGTCAACATTTAGAGATAAGTATATTGTAATGGGGTGATGGAATGAGGAAGGTGTTTTTGGATGATTTGCCTAGGATGAAAGGTTAAAAATATCAGAATTAGCTAATGATACAAAAGTTAATAAATATAGATACTAAGGAATTAGAAAAATACGATAGCAATTACAAGATTAATGCTTATGACATTCTAGACGGAAAAGGGTATTTCATAGATAACTTATACGAGGTGGTTGATTATAAAGGAAATATAGTAGCTTATTATAAAGATAAAAACTATAAGATTATAAAAAATAAATAAAGTTAAATGGGGGATGAGAAAGTGATAAAAATAAATGGAGATGTTAAAGAACTTCTAGAAGTTTCAAGAGATGAAGAAGAGTTAGAGAAAGAATACTTAGAGTACTATTGCATAGATAATATGTTAGTTTTAGGCTCTAGGAAGGGTTTTAAAGAATATTAGGTATAAGTTATTGTTTTAAATTTCAAAGCTAAAATAAGCCTTTTAAAGCAAATAAACGCTTAGATAAAAACTAAACGTAAATAAAATTAGAGTTTTATTAAAAGTGTAGGTTATTAAAATTTTATTGTAAAATATGCTAAAATTAATATTAATAAAGAAAGAAGGTGTATTTTACATGAATAAAGAGAGCAGTGAAGAATTTAAAAGTAATATTGATTTTACTAAAATAAACTATCCAGGTATGAATGTAATTGCAGAAAGAATGGAAGAGATATCTGCTTTAGCAAAAGAATCACTTAGAGGTTTTAGTAATGTTACTGATATGATTGCAGAGAAGATGTTTAAAATTGAGGATGTTTATGAGACTCTTTACAAACCAGTTATTGAAAATCTTAATAATATGTTTAAAAAATTTGATTTTAATAAGATATGGATAAATATCTATAAAGCTTTTTTGATGGAAAACAAAGCGTTTATAGACAAGCTAGTAGATGAAACAATATTTCCCCCAATAAATTATATGATAGAAGAAGAAATTTTAGAGAAAGGAATAATTGGAGACTTATATGATTTTATATATTCTGATGAATTAAAAGAATACTATTTAAATGAAATTGAAGGATGGAAAAATAAATATAAAGATGAAGCTGTTAAGAAAATGATAAATGACATAAAGACATCTTTTAAATCTGATTCATATTATTCTGTTTGCTTCTTAGTTTTTCCATTAATAGAAAGAATGCTTAGAGAAAATATATTTGAAGAAGAAGGAAGTGTACATTATAGTGATATAAAGAAGGTTTTAAAAACGGAAGTTTTTGATGTAATAGAAGACGATAAAATGCATAAAGTGTTTATAGAAAAGAACTTGTATTGTGATACAAAGAAAGCCGAGGAATTTTCAAGACATATAGCACATGGTGTCAAATTAGACTTAGTAAACAAGAAAGTTGCTATGAATATGGTATTTATATATGATTTTATACAAAGTATTCTAATTTAGTCACATATATATTTTTTGTCTTAAAGAGAAAAAATAACAAAATGAAGAGAAGAAAAGAGTATAAGCAGTAAGGACTACCGTCCTCACGTGCTTTGGTGTATGTGGTAGGGAAAATCCTTATCGAAAAATAAATAAAGGGGCTAGTGGAATTATGGGACAAATTAAGATTAAAGAATTATTAGTTAGAATCATGAAAGCGTGGATAGAAGATAGAGAAATAACAGAAAAAAATATAAGGAAAAAGAAATTACAATGGATAACAATTATCTATTTGAGATTTATAGCATATATAAGGAAAAGAATATAGAAGATATAATTAAAAATTTAATAAAAGTAAACCTTCCAAATGATAAAGAAGAAGCTAAAGAATTATTGCTAAATGGGTTTAAGTATAAAGGTGTAGAATATGTTAGTTTAATTACGACTGTTGGAGCTATGAAACACGAAAACATGGAACTTGAAACTAAATGTGATTATTTTTTTATCAATAAGGAAGATAAAGATTTTATAAATGAGTTAGAAAATATAGCGTCATTGGGTAAATTAAAGACTTTAGAAGGCGAGGTTATATGCATAAATAAAGATATAGTAAGTAGATTGAGTTTATTACTATCATCAGGTAAGTTCATATATTTTGATAAACCTTTAAAGTATGCAGTATTACCAGAAATGACATTTACATATATAAATAACTATCTACAATTTGCAGAAAAGATTGTAATGGATGAGGAGAGAAAAGAAATAAAGGTCATAGATCAAGATAATTTAAGATTAGAAAAATATCCCAACTTAGAAGTAAAACATATAGCAATGGATGGATCAGGCTTTATGATGCCCTCTATAGCAGATGAAATAACAAAACAGTTAAAAGTGGATTATGATATTAATTGGGTGGGTTTCCGAATGTTGGGTAATGCATCCAAAGGACTTTTAGTGAAATTTGATTGGAAAGAATACCTTAAAGAAGAAAAAGGGCTGGACAATCTAATTATAAAAGATATGTGGAACAATGACGTTGATTTGTTTGAAGTAGATTTAGTATTTAATGAATCTTTAGTTAAGTGGGGGAAGTTATTTAATAGTTATGAAGAGATGATTAATTTAAAAGACGGTTATTCCAAATATTTAAAATTATTTGATAGTTTATGCATAACTAAATTTAATAAGAATGAACCCAAAGAATATTCTTTAAGTAACTATCAGATATTAAGTAATTTAGCTTTAAATTATACAGATATATATGAGTTAGCTAGTGAAGATATAGAAGTTTATACGAGCTTACTATATAAAAATCAAGATAAGGATAGAATGATTGATACATTAAGAATAATGCTAGGGGATTGGGCAAAAAATGATGAAGAGTTAGAGGGCTTAGACCTCACACCTTACACTAAAATACACCAAGCCTTGCAATTGGATAAAGATATGACTAAAGTACGAAATTGCAAGTACTTAATAGATAAGATGATTAATAAAAAAATAAATCTTATGGCAGGTGGCAGATTTCACATTAAAGGCAATTATAAGGTAGTTATAAAGGACGTATTTAGTTACTTTGATAGTCTTATTAATGCTGAGTATGTAGTTGATGGCATTAAAGGGCAGATAAGTAAAAATGGATTGAAAGCTGAAACAAATTATGTTCCAAATGAAGAAGGTAAGCGTGTTCTAGCTAGGTGCCCGTTAAATAGTGCAACTGAAATACTCAAAACAACATTAGTAAAAAATAAAATGTATGATAAATATTTTGGTAACTTTAGTAAAGATATTATATTTTATGCTTTTGATGATTTTATGATGAGACAATCAGGCGAGGACGAAGATACAGACATATCATTAGTTATAGATAATGAAGAGATTTACAATTCTGTAATTGAAGACATAGATAAGAATGGTACTAGATGGTGTTTTAGAAATCAGTTCGATGGCAAGGCAGACAAAAGGAAATATACTAAAGCTAATATGTATAAGTGTATTCTTGAGACTGCTGGGAACTCCATTGGTATGTTATCAAATTTCGGTGCTAAAATTAGTAATCTTATAGGAGCTATAGCAATTAAAAATGAATATGGAGAATTAACCAGTAAAATAGAAGTATTAAAAAAACATAAAGAAAGGCATAAAGCTGAATATGATAAAGCGAAAAACGAAAAAGATGAAAGTAAAAGAAAACTTCTTTATCAAGAGTTAAATGAAGGTTTTGACAGATTTATTAAGAATAATTATTTAGAAGTTAGCCAAGAAGAACAAAAAGTGTTTACACTTAAACAATTTCAAGATTATAAACAATATTCTTATTATACTTTATATCTTCAAATGGTGGCGATAGATTCTGTGAAAACTAATATAAAAGTAGGTAGAAATATGTTAAAGCCACTTAATGAAATTGGAATAAAATTTATAAAAAAACCAATTTATATTTACCACTCTAAATATAAAGAAATAAATAAAACTGTGAATTATAAGGATGTTAGATATACAGATACAACTTTAAATTTATTCTGCAAAACTATAGTAAGTGAATTAGGTTTTAGAGCTAGAGAAAAGGACTTGGAAAGAGCTAAAAATGATCATATTTATACAGTTATGAGAAGTGTAAAAAAACAAGGGTACACTTCAAATAATAACCTAGAAAAAGAGTTAAGTAAAATATATAAGGATTATCTAATTGATGCCGATTTAATAAAAGAACAAGTTAAGGAATTAAAAGCTGAAAAGAATAATATAAAAGATGGAAAAGATTTAGAAACTATTAATATTAAAATAGCTGAAGCTGAAGAAGATAGAAATGAGAAACTAACACAATTATCTGTAACAGTAAATAAGAAGATAGATAAAGAAATACGTAGTAGGTACAAGTGTGAAGAAATCCTTTTATTTTTAGCAGAGTACAGAGATGACTTAGGGCATAGAGTAAAACCTTATTTTATATTTGAGTTTTTCTTTGAAGAATTCAAGAATGTTTTGATTGAAAGAGCTAAGGGAGTTATTGATGTTTATGTATTAGATGAAAAAGGAGAAGTACATTATTTATATAAAAACTATAAAAAAGTACCGAAAAACTATAAGGATATAAATCTTTCAAAAGCTGAAAACTTAAAGAAAGCTCAAAAGTTAGGTGAGATTAAGAAAATAAGAATGAATGATTTAACTTATATTGAAGTAGAAGAAGGCTTTACTGTGACTAAAAAGTCCAACTATATTTTTATCAAGAAAAAAGATAGCGATAACTTTGAAAGATTAGGTACTTTATTTGATGAATATTTAAACATAGAAGATGATGATTATAAAGTTGTTGATGTCGAGATTCCTAAGAATAAAAAATATACGGAAGCGAAAAGCCTAGGGCTATATATAGAAGTATAAAAATATAAGGAGAGCATCGCCACTTTTGGCGTTGCTTGTTCCCCTATTTTGGGGAGTAATCTTTAACTGGGGAATTTCAAGGTCTTTCTAAAGGACTCTAAACGGTGATTTTAAATTACTGTAATGTAAACTGTTAAATGAATACTTTTTCAACTAACTGAGAATTTAGGTATAATGAAGTGGAAGTGAGTCCGTTAAAAAGACTGAGTTTATAGGTGGGTTGACCCAATCAACCGAGCTTATATGATGTGATTATGTCGTGCCCATAAGTGGGTATGGACAATTATTTTATGAAATGGAGATGGAATAATGGAAAATAATAATGAAATAAAAATTGTAAATTATAAACAGGCTAGTATGTATATCAAGTATGGAGTGCAGCCTAAAAAGTTATTTTATGATAATGTATTAGTTTTTGTATTCAATAGAGAAGAAACTAAAGAAGTTTACGACAAATGGTGTAAATATGAATTAAATTAACAAAGTAAAAGGGGTATGGTGATAGAGTTTGGAAAAAGTATATGAATATGGTACAAAGTTCAATGATATATTAACTGAAGATGAAATTGAAAAATGGGAAGGCGAAAATGTTATTTTGAATGGAGCAACTGGAAGTGGAAAAACACATTGGGTTTTGAATACATTAAACAAATATGTTAATAGAAGATTTAAAAAGATATTATTTTTATGTAATAGGACAGCTTTATATAGGGATATTTTAATACAAAAAGACGAGTGCGGATTATATAATATGGATATTATGTTATATCAGACTTTAGAGAGTAAAATAACTAAAAAAGAATTTTTACAAAGATATGATTACATAGTTTGTGATGAGTTTCATTATGTGCTGACTGATGCAATGTTTAATATTTACACCGATCTTACTTATGATTGGATTGTGAATAAAAATAATTCAATTAAAATATTTATGAGTGGGACAGGGCGTGCAATATTTAATAAATTAAAAAACGATAATATTGTAAAGGAAGAATTTGAATATATTATACCATATAACTACTCTTATGCTGATGTGAAGTTATTTAGTGAAAAAAATAAAGTATATAATATTATAAATAATATTATAAATAACACTGATGATAAAATAATATACTTTAGCAACAGTATGGATTTTGCTATAGAAATATATAACCAATTTAAAGAATACTCGGTATTTAGATGTTCGGAAAGTACTTCAAATGAAGAAGCAAAAAAAATAAATGATGTTGATTGTATTAGGACTTATAATAGAAAACTAATTACATTTAACAATAGATTATTAATAACAACTAAAGCGTTAGATAACGGTATAAATATAGTAGATAAAAATGTTAAACATATTATATGTGATGTTTTTGACTTGGAGTCGGCTCAACAATGTTTAGGGCGAAAAAGAATTTTAGATAAAGATGATAAATGTACATTTTACATAAGAAATTATGGCAAAAAGGCTTTGGGTAACTTCAAAGGAGGGATAAACAAAGATTAAAATCCTGTTAAATTGTTTATTGAAGATATAGGTGAATTTAATGAAACATATAATAAAAACAGAAAGTTTCATAGTAATTTTATTTATTTCGATGGAGATAAAAGAAGATATAATAAGTTAGCATATTGGAAGATGTTAGTTGAGTTAATCGATATAGAGCAAGAGGAAAAACAAGGTTACGCTAATGTATTCTTAAGTAGATTAGGAGATACTTTTTCGAATATTGAAAATTTATATAATATTGAACAATATAATATAAAAAGTGAATTAGAATTATATCTAAGAGGTAATTTATATAAAAAATACTACAAAGAAGATAAAAAAGAATTAATAGATAAAATTGGATTAAAGGATAGTAGAAATAGAATACAAAAATCAATAAATACTTTAAATCCATATCTTCAAGAAAATTTCAATCTTTATATTTTTTCTGATGAAGATAAAAGAAGAAAGCTAGATGATGGTAGTGTTAATATAAATAGAAAAAAAATATTTTGGGAATTAAGAGAAGGTAAAATATATTAATTGGTTTGTGGGTTTGTGGTTTGGTCGGTTTTTATGGAAAGGCAAATTTGTTTATTATTGATAAATACATACTTTAACTAATTTTTTTAACCATATATAGGTTCACTCCATATTTTCCGACCAAGAAAGGTTTTAAAAAGATATACGTTAAAAATATACACGTGCATTTCCTTGAAAGTTGAAGGGGTGTGGGGAAGTGAAAACTTGGAAATGCAAGGAGGAACGTATGTGACGACTAAAGGAGGCAAGTTGTCAAGCCCCACTATATTATATGAAAGGATGTTAATAAATGAGAGAAAATTATATTGAAGAAATCTCGGAAACAGGAATTAAAATAAACATTTGCAAATCATATAATGCAGATGAAGTATCAGATATCATTAAAAATGTAAATGAAGCAACAAAACGTCTTCCTGAAAAAATATTGAATCATTTAATAAAAAATGAGTTTGAAATAGAAGTTGTTTCTAAAGAGTTTATTGTTAATGAAGTATATTCAGGGTTTAATAACATGTCACTTAAAAATAAGAAAAAAGAGAATAAGAAGAATAAAAACGATACTAGAAATGGATGTTATATTTGGGGAAAACGTTGTATTTATGTAATATTGGTTAATGATATGAATAAAGTAATTTTACATGAAATAGGACATTTCTTAGATTATAAAGGAAAAATGAATATAGATTATAAAGATTTTAAGAAATTTAGGTGGAATGATAGGCTGAATATAAAACATTTTAGAGAAAGTTATAATAGTGAATTTTTAAAAATATATAAGGCTGAAAGAGGTAAGTATAATCGTAAAGATGTATTTGAAGAACATTACCGAAAAAAATACTCTGAACACTTTGCAGAATCTTTTTCTAGATATATCAGAACAGATAAAAAATTTATACAAGAGTTTGAAAAATCAAAGAGTTATATAAAAAAATTTATTGATTTGTTCGAGCCACATATAATTGAATAAAGGTATTTCCCAATTTTTGTAGAATTATATTTCTATGGGAAGGGGGTGATTAGATGGATGAGAATATCGCACAATGTAAGGTTAGTGTGATAAATGATTCAACGAATGAATCTATTTATGTTTGGGCAAAAGATTTTAATATAGCTGAATTAAATGCATTAAAAATATCTGATAAAATATATATTAATAATAGATATTTAGATGTTATTACAATTGTATTCAATTATGATAATAAAGTACTAGAAATACATGTAGAATATTAAGTTAAATGTTTTAAAGTTTGATATAAAAAGGGAGATTATTATGAAGTTGTATCATATAGATAGATCAGGAACTTTAAAGACTGGAAATACTATAGATTTAATGAAATTTAATGATATAATTTGGGATGTTAAAGAAAGAGAAACAATATTACAAGATATTGTTGATGATATGTATCCTGAAGGGGTTACAAGACATGGAGAAAGATATTTTTTAATGAAACCAGTAGTTAATGATACTAGCTTTGATGTAGAGATGTTATTTGAGTTGGTAAGATTGGATAAATACAAAGTTAAACAATCAAGATTTCAATCTTTTTTTGCGGTAGATAAAGACTACTTTGGTGCGATGTTTGATAAATTACAACCTGATTTGAATACAGCAAAGATATTCGAGGTAGAAGCAGATGAGGTTTCTAAGCATGATATGAATTTATTATCAAAATCTAGTAATTTGGCTAGTGTTGCATTTGCTAGATTATATTGGGAAGGAGAAAGTTTAGATAATTCACTATATGAATATCTATTAAAACCTCCAGTTAAAATTATTAAAGAAGTAACTATTGAGGAATTGCTAAAAAGTGAATAAAACTAAGTAAGGTGTAGTGCAAAAGCTACATCTTTTTTATTGTCTAATTTTTTATGCCTACAGGCATTCCATGCCCTTGTCATGGTGTAGGTGAGTAAGAATTTAATCTTGCTCAACAGTAAATAAAAAAATAGAAGGGATTGATTAAAAATGATTAAAACTAATTATGAATTATTAAAAGAAACGTTTAATGAAATTAATGAGGTGTATGGCTACGTACTGTTCATTATTGAAGAGAAAGATAATTTATCAATAAGGTATGAAGATGAGGAAATAGTTAAAATAAGCAAGGAAGCTGTTGAAGCATATGATGAACCAATTAAAGTTATTATTGACTATTTCTATGAAAATAATGAAAAAGCCAAATCAAAAGAAACAGATAAAAGCTTAGATAAAATATTAACTAGGAACTTTAAAAAGGTTTTAAAATCTGATGATAAAAAGGAAATATTTTCACTAATTGACTTATGTAAAGTAGTGAAAAGAGAAAAAGATTCGTTAAAGGATAATTTAAAATGGACAAGAGACATTGCTAGGAGTTTATACTTAGCCAGAGATTTATTTGTAGAAAAGTTTGATGATGAAGTGATTTAGTTTAAGCAACATAAATATGAATGTCTACTATTTTATTTGAATACATAAGCTCCTAAGCATGAGCTAAAACTGCTTATTTTATTATAGAAGGGATTTGATGAAAATTATGGAGATTAATGTTATTGAATTTACATTGGCGTTGTTAAAAATTTTAATTATAGCTGAGGTGTCAGGAATATATTGTTTGACAATTACATATATGATTATCTTATTTTTTAAAACATTAGATTGGATTTTTAGAAGGTAAGGTGGTGATTGTATGAGTTATTATAGCGAGAATAGAGAAAAATGGAAAGATATATATAACAATACTGAAGAGTATAGAGAATATATGAAAAAGTATTGGCTAGATAATAAAGAAGAGCTGAGAGAGAAAAACAAAAAATACTGTGAAGAATTTAGTAAAGAATATGAAGGTAAATTTATATATTTTATATTTGATGAGTTAAACAAACTTAAATACATAGGAAAAACTAGTAATATTTACAGAAGAATGGCTTCACATAAAAACTTTAAAGAAAAATATAATCCACAAAAAGATAGGGTTATGTACTTTGATTTTAGTAATAAGCTTACTGAAGAAGAGTTAGAAGATGCTGAAAAGTATTTTATTGAACTATATAAATTAGGACTGAATGAAAAATGTGGGGATTATGATACTAATATTGTTTTCAAGATTGAAGATAAAGATTTAATTTTCAATGAATTTAAATTTAAAAAGGATAATAAAGTAAAGCCAAATGAAGTTTATAAGATAGAAAAAAGAAAATCAGCTTCTTTCTACACTGCTTCAGAGAAAGACAAGAAAGAAATAGAGGATGAAACTATATTTGAAGGTGAATATATATTATTTTGGTCTGACTTTGAAACTGTAAAACATTATATAAATTTAGATATTACAGATGAAGAGTATGAAATAATGAGAAAAAGGGTTAAGGATAGTTATGAATTTCATGAACCAGCAACAAGGCATATATTGAAATCACTAAAAAATTATAAAGATATAACCTTAGCAGATAAAGGCAATGCAATAAATCATTATTGTGAATTATTAGAAGGCTGTAGTGATGAGAAATTACAAGATATTCTAAGTGAAGAAGAGATGAATTTATATAAAAAAATAAAGGGAGTAGATAGAAATGATTAAAATTAATGATGTATTTAAAATTGAAAAAGAAATTATTGAAGGGATTAATCCTAGGACAAAAGAACCATTTATATTTGAAAGAAATATATTTATAGCTGATGATATTAAGTTTACAGGAAACATTAATTATGTTGAAGGAATATTAAATTTAGATTTAACTAACGAAGAATATGAATATGTTAGAGATTATTTAAAAGGATATGTTAGCTTTTTAGAAGAGTTAGAAGTTATTGATGAGGATGAAAAGGAAATAGAAAGAGTATTGGCTATGGATGATTCTATCATAGTGAAAACATATTTGATACAAGCTATGTCAGATGTATTTTTTACATATTTAAGTAGTGATATGGAAGCAGATGAAGTTAGAAAGTTCATATATAATGATATAGAATATGAAGTTTTTAAAAAGTTATGTGAAATTAATGAATAAAAAATACTTCGATTATAGGTTGAAAATGCAACAAAAGTTTTATGAGGTATTTAAAGAATATAATTTAAATAATGAAGGAGAGAGTAAAATGAGAAGATACACAACACAAAATTATTTTAGACAAATATTATTACTAGATATTGAGGGAGTTAATATTATTAACGTAAGGAAGATAACTGAAACTGATAAGGAAGAAATTATATTTGAGTTTGATGATGATATACTATCAGAGGTAAGTAAGGTTATTAAAGACTGTAAAAATCAAGTTTATTTAGGTAAGACAATTGAAAACTTTGATGTGCTAAAGAGCAACAGAAAGAGAAGGATTAATGAATTTTATAAGAGTTTGAATAGTGAGGTTAAATAAATGAAAACTGAAGATGTAATTACGTTAGAAGAGTCATGGCAAGATATAAATAGAACAATTAATAAACCTATCGATGTGTATATTTCTTCTAGAGAATTATCAAAGGAGATATCTAAAGAAATGAAAACTGAACTAGATAAACTAAGGAAAATGCCCATTGAAATCGGAGATATAATAAAATTTAAGAGAACTAGAAAATTTGATAGGCATACAAGCTATGGACTAGTAAAAGAGATACATAAAATAAAGGATAGTTTAATTGAAGAAAACATTAATGAAGTTATTTATGTTGTGGAACTTTTAAATAGTGAAACAGGAATTATCAGTAGGATTGATGTTTTTGAGAAAGATATAATATGTGTGTATGATATAAAATAATAGGGTGATAGAGTACATTATTAATTTAGTGTGCTTTTCTGACCTTATTATAAGGTCTTTTTATTTTTTACATTATATATATATTTGGTATAAATTTGCTCATTTTAAATTAGTTGTAGTTTACTAAAGGTAGTCAATCCTTCGTCCTCCTGCACATTCGCTTAAACTACTTAAACTGTACCCTGTAATTACTTGAAAGGTGGTGAATCTGCCTGTACTAGAAATAGTATTGTACGGTATATTAGAGTTTCCTAGTTAATCTCCGAGTGCATAAAAACTAGGTGTAATTTATCACATGTATAAATTTATCTAAAATTGTAATTTTTAAAAGGAAAATAAATGTATATGTAGAATATATATTTAATCTGGATAAAAATACAATTTTGGAGGAAATTATATGGGATGGTTTAAAAATAAGAGAGAAGAGCAGGAATGTTATATTGATAAAAAGATAATTGATGCTAGTAATCTAAGTTATGACAAATTGAAAAAAAATATATATTTGAAAAAGTTCGATTTAAGAGTTTTAAAAGAAGAAATAAAAACTACAATGGCATCATTAATCGTAACAGTTTTACTAACAAGTACAACAATATTTATGTCGTGGGTTACTTTTTATACTAATTTATCAGATAGCATTATAAAGGCAAATGAAATTTCGAATGAATTTAAGGGAGAAATAAATCAGGATGAAAAGAATGCTCAGATTGATTCGATTGTAGATATGCTAAATGGAAGTGTAGATTTAGGTAGGAGAGTTATATTAGTAGGTGGTATCTTTATATTTATCGCTATGGCTTATGGAATAACAGAAAGAATTTTAAAGTCTTCAAAAGAAAAAAAGATAGCCTTATTAGAGTTAGAATTAGATATACTTTTGGAAGAAGATAAAAGAAGAAGGTCGGTTAAGGATATATTAGAAGAAAAATGTATAGTAGAAAATAAAATTACAGAAATTAATGAATAAGAAATATAATATAACTATATAAGTCTAGTTAAATCTAGGCTTTTTATTTTGTAAAATATATGAATATATGAACATGGAGGTGATATAAGTGTTAACTAATCAACAGATAGAATGTATTGAAAACTTAGTTGTTGGAACTATGACAGTTGCAGAGGTTGCTAATAAAGTAGGATGCACTTCAAGAGTAATTTATAAGTGGAAAAATAATGGTGAATTTAAGGCTGAATTAGATAAACGTTCACTCGAGTTTAAATCTGGAATAATACAAGAAGCACAAGATTTATTAACTTCTAAATTAGGGGTAGCAATAAGTAATATAGTGGATATAGCTAATGATAAGAATACTAGTGATAAAGTAAGGTTAGATGCTAACCAATACTTAGTTAATAGGATATTAGGCAATACTACAACTAAAATAGAGCAATCTATAGATAATAATAAAGACGATAATAGTGTTAATATAGATGCACTGATTGATGATATAATAGATAATGAAGATAATGTTATTGAGTTAGATAATCTAGCGAAATAATATCTATCTATCTATTCATTTATTTCGTACGAAATTATATGTTTTTAAGTGAAAGTTTATAATAACTAAACTTTTTAAGGATGTTTTCTTGAATTTTTAAAATAAGAATGGCTTAAATAGGGCGTTTGATATAACTTCACAAAAATGAGATTTAACGAAATTAATATATTTAGTGTTGGATTTTAGATTATATAGTTCTATGTGGAGGGGTATGTTCTAAAATTGAGATGTATAAAATTGTGGTAGTAATCCATATAAAATTTCATTATATTTTTAACTTCAACATTATATTCAATATTAGATAATAATGTGCTATAATATTACATATTTAGTATATGGAGGGATATTGTATGAAGTTAGAAGAGTTGGTCAGTGAGGCGAATAAAAAGAAAGATAATGAAAAAGAATTAGAAAGATTAAAAAATGAATTAAAAGAGAAATATAATGAAGTATTATCTGTTGGAAAACTTATAAGCGAAAAAGAAGAAGTAAAATGGGAAGTATTAAAATCTCAATTTGAAAGTGAAATAGTAAATTTTTTTGAATCAGGTAATTTTATAGTAAACAAGGAAGGTAAAAAATATATAGCTAAATTGAATAATATAACTATAGAGTTATATTATGATGGGGAAGAAGAAATGATTATCTACCCAATTAAAATAGAACCTAATGGAATATATAATGCGATTCAAATTAGACCTTGTAATGATCATCGAGATATGCTTTGTTGGAAAAAGTTAATTAAACTAAATGGTAAGCATGTTTATAATGAAACCTTACAAAAAGAATTGGATATTTGTAATGATAAAATTGAGTTAATATCGCAAATCACAAAATTACAAGAAAATATAGAACATTTTAAAAATACAAATGATAATTATGAAAAAATTAAATATATTTATTCATTATATAAATGTAATGATATAGAATGTAATACGTTTAGAGAATTATTTGAGAAACATATTGGTTAAACTTAACTAGGTTGAAATATACCTAGTTTTTTTATTCCTAATAATAGGGAGGGGGATAAATATAGTATATTTTGATAATAAAGAATTTAAAGAAGATATAGAGTTTAAAGTTTATATTTTAAATAAATATCTTATAAGGCACTATAATAGAGAAGTTGCAGAAAAATTACTTAAAAAATTCAGTAAAGATTTAAATATACTTGCAAGAGCGTTAGGAGAAAAAGATATTGGATTTTTTTGTTTATATTTTATGAGTAATATATTCGTAGTTAAAGATAGTAATGAAGCTAGGCAACTCTCATCAACTCATTATGAAATGTGGGAGTTAGCAAATGATACTTTCATAAAAGATAAGCATGATAAATTAAATATAATATGTCCTAGAGGATTTGCTAAAACTACTATATTTGACTTAGCTATATCGGTATGGTTAATTTCTTATGGAAAATCAAAATTTACATTGATAGGGGCTAAGAAAGATGATGATGCAGTACAATTTGTTGACTCTATTAAGAAAGTTTTTAAAGAAAATGAATTAATAAAAAATACTTTTGGTGAGCTAATTAATAGTAAAAAATTTAAAGTTAATGCTAATGAAATAGAATTTACTAATGGGATGTATATTAGAGCTGTAGGCTCTGCTAGTTCAGTAAGAGGTGCTAACTTTAAAGGCGTGAGACCAAGTGTAGTAATAGCAGATGATTATCAAGATGAAAAGGATATTCTTACAGATGATGCAAGAACTAAAAAATATAATCGTTGGACTAAAGAAATAGAACAAGTTGGTGATAAGGCAGTATATAGAAATGGTGAAAAAATTAAAGCTGCAACAAAAATAATAGCTATAGGTACAGTTTTACATATAGATTGTTTGATGAGTAAATTAAGTAGAAATAAGGAATACAAAACAGTGTTAAAGAGAGCAATTATATTGAATGATGATAAAACTGTAGAAGATGTATTTGAATCAGATTTGTGGATTGAGTGCAAAAAGCTTTACTTTAATGATAAAGATGAAGACTCCAAAGAAACTGCAAGAGATTTCTATATAAAGAATAAAGAGAAAATGAGATTTTCAACTTTATGGGATGAAAAGTGGGATTGTTTTAATGATTTAGCTATTCCATTTTGGGAAAATAGAATTTCATTTATGTCAGAGTTAATGAATGATGCAACTTCGATAGGAGTAAAGTGGTTTAAGTCTGTAAGAGAAGAACATGAGGAGTTCTTTAAAGATATTAATTATTCCAAAACAATGCTTTGTATAGATCCAGCTTCAACAACTAATAAAAAAAGTGACTATACTGCAATGGTTGTAGGCTCTAATAATTCTAATAATTTTACTTACATAAGAGATATAGTAATGAAGAAACTAGAGTTTAACAGTTACTGTAAAAAGGTTGTAGAACTTTTAGAGACTTATGAGGATATACTTTATGTTTATATTGAAAAAAATACATATCAAGGGGCAGATGTTATAAAAATAAAAGAAATAATATCTAAAAATATTAAGTTAAGAAATAGAAGATTGATTTGGATAAATGAAATGCAAAGAAAGAATAAAGATGAAAAGATTTCAACTATTATAGATTCAGTAAACAATGGTCAAATAATATTTAATAAAGATTGTGAAGATAGTAAAGAAGCTATTCAGCAATTATTAGATTTCCAAGGACAAAGTTATAGCGTTCATGATGATTTTCCAGATATAGTTGCTGAATGTGCAAATAGATTGAAAGAAATAAAAACAATTAGTAAGATAACTCTATTAGATAGAAGTTGTCTTTTTTAATATTTAAATTAGGAGGTGAAATAAGTGTTATTCAATAAAGAAATAGCTGAAAAAATGTATGATAAATATAAAATTAATAGAAGTACATATCAAAAGATGTATAACTATAAAATAGGTAAAACTGATATTGTAAATGGGTACGTGCAAACAGATAGAAGTAATAGAGTGTTACAAGATAATTATATTAAAACTTTTATAGCAGAAGAAGTGAGTTTTATGGTAGGAATGCCTATAACTTATTCCAGTAAAAGTGGAAATAATCAAATGATAAAAGAGATAGATAATAATATTTATAATGAAATTCTAGACACTGAATTAGCTGATAATATGCTAACATTTAGTGAAGCATATGAATTATATTATATAGAAGGAGAAAATGAAGAAAGAAAATTTAAGATTGCAACATATACACCTTTGAATTCTATAGCTTATAAAAACTTAACTAATGAAGTTGAACTTTTTATGTATTTTTACTATAAAGATTTAGATGATAAATTATATATGGATATTATAGATGATGAATATATATATCATTTCGATGAAAATTTTAAAGAAGTAGAAAGTCCTACTCCTCATATTTTTAAGAAATGTCCTGTTGGAATAGCTCCATTACCTAATGGTATTAGTGATACCTTGTATCATAATATTAAGAGCTTACAAGATAATTACGAACTTTTAATGAGTGACTGGAGTAATGAAATAGGAGATACTAGATTAGCTTATTTAAAAATTATAGGTGCTACCATAGATGAAGATAGTGCAAAAGAAATGAAGCGAATGGGAATAGTACAAGTTCCAGAAAAAGGTGATATAGGATTTTTAACTAAAAACATATCAAGTGATTTTTATAATACATATAGAAATATTATTAAGGAAGATATATATAGAGTTGCCCAACATATCGACAATCAAACGCAAATACAAAGTAATACTTCTGGGACTATGTTAGCTACGAGGATGAATTGTTTAAGAATAAAAATAACAACTCAAAACCAATGTTTAATAAACTGCATTAGAAGTAGATTAAAGTTTTTATTTAAATATCTTAATATTGCAAATGGTGTTAATTATAATTATAAGGATGTTATAATAATGCCACAATTAAATCTACCTTCAAACGATGTAGAGACTGCACAAATCATAAGTCAATTAAATGGTAAATTATCCGTTCAAACTGGATTAGAGAGATTATCTAACGTAACAAATGGTAGAGAAGAATTGATAAAGAAGCTTGAGGAAGATGTCTTAATAGCTAAATATCAAAAGAAAGTTAATGATATATTAAATGGTGATGATGGAATTAACTTAGATAAATTAGATGGTGAAGATAATGAAAATATCTAAGGAACAACAATTTTATATTGAGGTAACCGAGAATATTAATAAAGAACTCTATAATTTGTCTGATAAAGAAATTAACAAAATTCTAAAGATACATAAAAACAATAGAGATACTATTTTAAATGAGATAGGAAGAATAATACTATCTTATAATGTAAAAGAGGATAGTCTTAGTATTGCATCAAATGAACAAATTAAGTTGAATAAAGAGTTAAAAGATAAGATAAACAAATTATTTAAAAGTGAAACTGAAGAAGAGATTAATAAGGTTACTAATATATTAGAAAAAGTTACCTTAGATAAATATTATTCTAACTCATATTTAATGGGCTTAGGATTAGATTTTACTTTAAAAAAAGTATCAGATAATCAACTTAATAGCATTATAATGAATACTATTGATGGAAAAGTCTTTAGTGATAGAATTTGGGATAATAAAAATAAAGTAGCAAAAACTTTAAAGTTAGAAGTTAAAAAGTTTTTAAATGGTGAAATAAATTTAAATAAAATAGAGAAGATTATAAAAGATAAATATAACTCAAATGCAAATAATACAAAGAGATTAGTTAGAACAGAGACAGCAAGAGTTATGGAACAAGCTAATGAAGTATTTGCAGAAGAGTGTAATATTGAATATCAATTATTTTCAGCTACATTAGATAATTTAACAAGTCAAATTTGTGAAAATTACGATGGGAAAGTATTTAAATTTAATGATCCAGATAAACCAATTTGTCCATTACATCCAAACTGTCGCAGTACATTAATAAGTTTACCATCTAAAGAGTATAGACCAAAGACAAGATTAAATAATATTACAAAAGAAAGAGTAGATTATAATACATATCAAGAATGGAAAGACAAGCAAGACCTATAAGGTCTATTTTTTATGTGAAATTTTAATACTTTCTAGTGTACTACCTAGAAAGGTGAAAGGAGATAAATAATGAAAAAAAGTGAATTATTAAAGTTAATAGAAAGTTTAGAGGATGAAGCAGAAGTGCTTGATGCTTTAAAAGAACATGAAGAAATAAAGTCTTTAGCTAAGGACTTTGATGTTAATAAGATAGCATTAGAAGACTTTACAAAACTCTTGCAAGAGAATAAAGAAATAAAAGGATATTGGACGAGCGAAAAAGATAGAGCAGTATCTAAAGGTGTAAATACTTTTAAAGAAAATAATCTTCAGAAATTAATTGATGAAGCTATAAAAGCTAAGAGTAATGAAGGAAAAACTCAAGAACAAATAGCATTGGAGGAAATCCAAGCTAAGTATGAAGCTATGGAAAAACAAATGAAAATAAAAGAATTAGAATCTAAGTATAAAGATACTTTAGTAGAAAAGGGATTAGATACAAGATTAATGAAGTTTATCATAGCAGAAAATGAGGAGGATATTACTAAAAATATAGATTTCTTTAATGAAATAATAGCTAGTAATACTAATTTAAAGGTCAATGAAAGGTTAAACGAGTCAAGTTTTAAGCCTAAAAATAATAAAGATTTAAATAATTATAAGGTTATGACTAAAGAAGAATTGTTAAAGAAAGATTATAAATTTATACAGGAATTTGCGAATGAAAATCCTGATGAATATAAAACTATAATGAACAACTAAGAAAAGAGTGAAATGATATATCTCTTGTATAGTTGTTCTTTTATTATGTCTTTTATATGGCTGAATTAGACATTAAAGAATAAGCCTACTATAAAAAGAAAAAGGAGTGTTTTACATATGGCACAAACAAAATTAGCAAACTTAATTAATCCACAGGTGATGGCAGATATTATAGATGCAAAAATATCAAAGAAAATAGTTGTTACACCTTTTGCAAAAATTGATACAACTTTAGAAGGCGTTGCAGGAAATACTATTTCTGTACCAACATATGCTTATATAGGAGATGCAGAAGATGTAGCAGAAGGAGTTGCTTGTGGAACTACAACATTAACAGCTACTACAACTACTGCAACAGTTAAAAAAGCAATGAAGGCAATAGAATTGACAGATGAAGCAGTTTTAAGTGGATATGGAGACCCAATAGGTCAGGCGACTTCTCAATTAGCTAAATCTATAGCTAGTAAGGTAGACAATGATTGTATGGCAGCACTATTAGGTGTAACTACTTTAAATTTTGATGGATCTACTTCAAAAATTTCATATAATGGTGTGGTAGATGCTATAGATTTGTTTGAGGAAGAAGTAAATGGAGAAAAGGTGATGTTTGTAAATCCTAAGCAATTAACTGATCTAAGAAAAGATTCAAATTTTATAAGTGCAGATAAATATACAGGGAATGTAATAATGACAGGTGAAGTAGGTATGATTTGTAATACTCATATTGTTCCTTCAAAGAAAGTCGTATTAGATGCAACTTCTGCATTTTACACTTGTCCTATAGTTAAATTAGAAACTGATGCTGAAGTAGATTCAGAAGCACCTGCTTTAACAATTTACTTAAAGAGAAATGTTAATTTAGAAACTGAAAGGGAAACTTTAAAGAGGAGTACAACTTTATCTGTAGATGAAATATATACAGCAGTAGTATCAAATGCTTCAAAAGTTGTACTAGCTAAATTTAAGAAGTAGCTTTGAATAAAGGTAGGGGCTTTATCTCCTACCCTATCTTTTAAAAGGAAAGGAGATTAATAAAATGTATGCAGATTTAGAATTAGAAAAAATAGCAATAGAGTCCATTAAGAACTATTTAAATGTAATAGGCAAAGAATTGTGGACAGATGATTACATTAAATCTAATTATTCTTTAGCTATAAAATTAATAGCAGATAACTATAGAAATATGGCTGAAATTAATAATGGAATATCTAACATTAGCTCTATTTCTCAAGGTGGGCAGTCTATTAGTTTTAATAACAGTTCAAATTTATTTATAAGCGAAGAAGTTAAGCTATTACTTCCCAAACCTTTTATTAGGCTATATTAGAGGTGTAACCATGATATTTTTTAAAAATAAGATTATTTATCTTACAAAAAATACTAAGCTGAAAAATAAAATTGGACAAAGTATAGAGTGTTATATAAAAGATAGAGCTATTAAGTGTAATATCCAACCGATAGATGAAAAATCTTTAAAATATACTTGGGGAGAAGATATAAAATCAAGTTATCAAATGTTTACAGATAAAGATATACAGGTAAATAAAATACTCGTAAATGATAATAAAACATATAAAATAGAAAAGAAAATCGATTGGACTACATATAAAATATATGCATTATTAGAGGTTGATGTGGAGGTATTAGATGAAGAAAGTAAATAATATAAAAAAAGTTATGAATGAGTATAAAGATTTAATAGCTGATGCATCTAAGGAAATATCTATCACTGAATTATCTAATATACAATCTAATACACCAGTCAAAACAGGAAACTTAAAAAAGAGTATTGCAACTGATGTTCAAGGGGAAGGTTCAGAAACAACAATAGTTTGGGGTAGTGATTTAATTTATGCACCAAAAGTTGAGTTTGAAAATACATCATACTTAAGACAAACATTAAGAGATAATCATGATGAAATAGTTGAAATATTGAAAAAGCATCTTGAGAAAATAGAAAACTAGGAGGTGTGTATAATGATAGATCTAGAAATAGTGCAAGAAGAAGTTATGAGCTTGATAAATTATGAAAACTGCTATTTAGATGAACTTCCAAGTGATTTTGATTTTATAAATTCAATAGGTGTAGTTTCTAAAATTGGAGATTCAATTCAAGATAAAGTTTATCGAGATGATATTACCTTGGAATTTAGATTGGTTGGAAATAAAGATAGAAAAATAGAAATTCAGAAATTAGCAAATGATTTTGAGGTTGTGCTGAATAAACATTACTTTAAAAAGTCTAATGCAAGAATTATAAAGCAAAACGCTTTTTATACATCATACATAGATGAGGATAAATTGAATATTGTTTTGCAATTTTATATTTTAAATTATTAATAAGAAAGGATGATGAAAATGGCTAATGAAATGAATATAGTCGTAGATAGTGGAGTTATATACTATGGAGATTTTGATATGACTACATTAGATAATTTAATGACTACCATTGATGGTAAAGAATTAGGACTTATAAAATCTAGTTTGAAGTTTGAAGCTAAACCCGAAATTAGAGATATCGAACATGCAGGTTCTTTAGAAAGAAAAGTTAAAGGGATGCAAAGAATTTTAAAGTGGGATGTTTCAGCAGAATCGGAAATATTAGATTTTAACGAAAAGGTTCTTACATCAAGCTTGATAAAAAAAGAAACTAACGTAAGTAGTAAGTTTGATGTTTATGCTCCAAGTAATGATATAGCTGATGAAGACTATAAAGATTTACTGATCGTAGGTAAAAAGAAAAGTGGAGAACCAATAGTTATTCACATTTTTAACAGTTATAACCCAGAGGGGATTTCATTCGAGATGAAGGATAAGGATGAATCTGCTGTAAGTATGAAATTCATCGGGGCATATAGTTTTAATGATGACACTAAAAAGCCTTTTAAGATTTATATACCTAAAACAGTTTAAGGATAGATTAATTTCTATCCTTTTTTTATACAAATTACACAGAAAAATGATTTTAACTTTTAATTATAAAGTGTAATTTGTAGATTTAAATAAAAGTTAAGATGATTTTTTTAATAGAAAGGAAGTATTTAAAATGATAAATGAAAACAATGAATTAATAATTACAACTGGTGAAGGATTTGAAATCGAAAGAATAATAAATAAATTAGGAATGAAAGAAAATGTTGTTAATTTTATAAATGTAAATATAAAAAATGAACAGTTAAAACAAAAAGAAACTTTAAAATTACAAGCTCTTATAATTGAAAAAGTAGGAGGAAAGGATAATTATATAAATTTATCAGATGAAGAAAAGGCAAAAATTAGTGATGAGGTATTGGGCGAACATGAAGATATTTATAATGCATTATTAGAAATTCAATCATCTACTGCTAAATTAGGTGTTGATTTAATGTATGATTTTGTATGTAAAATGCCTAATGCTGAAAAAGAAATATATAAAACATTAGGTAAAATTTTTAATAAGCAAATGAAAGAAATAGAAAACCAACCTTTGGGGGAAACAGTCACTCAAATTAAGGAAATAGTAAAATCTAAAACATTTAATGATTTGTTTGGTTTTTTCAATTAAGCAATCAGATTAAGGAATTGGGATTGAGTTTAAAAATTATCCTATTTAAAACTGGTTGCTTTGATTACATAGAAAATATGGATTTAGAAGAGAGTTTAGAAATAATAGAAGAAGCTATTAATGATTATTTTGAAGAACGAATATATTCAAGATATATATTAGATAATCAACTATTACAGTTCAATGGTACTGGAATGGGATATTTGGAATATAAGAAAGAGCTAGGATATTCTAATAATAATGATGATAATAAAGAAATAGATAAAGATAAAATAAGAAATGAAGCAGAGGAAACTTTATCTAAGATTTTTGGATAGAGTTTCTTTTATTTTTTAGAAAGGGGGTTGTAGAAATGGCAGATGTTTTTAAGTTGGAGAGTAGCGTTAAACTTGATTCTAAAGATGTGTTAGAACAATTAAAAAAGTTAGATGATCAATTTGAAGAGACAGCTGATTCGGCAGAAAAATCAGAAAGTAAATTCACAAAGTTTTCTAAGGGATTAGGAGATGTAAGTAAAAACTTAGGTAATGCAGGTAAAAAGATTGGTGATTTTGGTAGCAAGTTAACCAATATAGGTGGAAGTTTAAGTGCAAAGGTAACTGCTCCATTAGGTATTGCGTTTGGAGTTTTAACAAAAGGAACGGAAGAGTTGCGAATGGACTTATCTAAACTTGAAGCAAATGTAACTAATGCAGGAGCAAGTGTAGAAAAAACTAACTCACAGTTTAAATATTTAAGTGCAATAACAGGTGAAGCAGATAGTAGTATCGAAGCTTTATCCAACCTATTGAGTAGTGGACTTACTGAAACACAAATGCAACAAGCAGTAGATAATTTAAGTGGAGCAATAATTAAATTCCCAGATACTTTGAAAATAGAATCATTAGCAGATTCTCTTCAAGAAACTTTAGCAACAGGTCAAGCTACAGGACAATATGGAGAATTATTAGAAAGGTTAGGAGTAAACTTAGATAGCTTTAACACAGGACTTCAAGAAGCGACTGTTTCAGGAACAGAACAACAATATGCCTTAGATGTTCTAGCTAAAAATGGAATGGCAAACCTTAATGAAGAGTATAAAAAAAATAATGAGGAAGCAATTAAGAACGCTGAGGCACAACAAAACTTACAAATGAAATTTGCAGAATTAGGAGCAAAATTAACACCAGTATTAACAGCATTAACTGAATTTGGGACTAAAATTACAGATGCATTTTTAAATTTAGATGAAGGAAGTCAGAATGCTATTCTAAAAATATTATTATTAGTTGCCTCACTCGGTCCTGTATTAACTGTAGGGGGAAATATCGCTAAAGTTATAGGAGGTGTATCAACTGTATTTAGTACAGTAAGTGGAGCAATATCAGTAGTAACGACTGGTGCAACAGCGGCAACTCCAGCAATAGGGGCTTTGGCTGGGGTATTTACTTTTTTAACAAGTCCTATTGGAATTGTAATAGCAATTGTAACAGCATTAATAGCAATAGGGGTTTTACTTTGGAAAAATTGGGACACAGTTAAGGAGAAAGCTAGTGAATTAGGAACATGGTTATCAACTACGTTTAATAATATAAAAGCTGCTATAACAAATGCTATTGATTCAGCAGTTAGCAGTGTTATGTCAAAGTTTGATAACATGAGGGAAAAAGTATCAAATGTAATAAATGCGATCAAAGGTTTCTTTAGTGGACTGAAATTACCTGAAATAAAAATACCACATATTAAATTACCTCACTTCAGTCTGACAGGTTCATTTAGTTTGGCACCTCCATCAATACCTAAGATTGGCGTTGATTGGTATAGTGAAGGAGCTATATTTACTAGAAAAACAGTTTTAGCAAATGGAGTAGGCGTTGGAGATGCTAACAAAGGACAAGGGAATAATGCAGAAGCGGTTATTCCACTAGATATTCTTTTAGATAAATTTGATAAAGTTGCTAATAGACCTATAAATGTTTATCTCTCTCCTAGAGAAATAGCAATAGGAACAGCTAGTGAAATGAAAAATGCGATAGATAAAATAGATTTAAGAGATGTCAGATTTAACTATTGAGGAGGTGTTTAAATGATAACTATAAACGAAAGAATAAGCACAAGAGGGACTATACCTCAATATATGAATATAGAACAAACATTAGCTTTAGAAGAATACGAAATCTTTTTTAATGGAAATAAATCTAGCTACTATGGATTATTAGTTTCAGAGTATCCTACTATCCCTTGTATTAATGAGGAAGTTGAAGAAGTAAATATTGAAGGTAGGAATGGAAGTTTACTAATTAAGAAGGGTACTTATAAAAATAGAGAGTTAAGTATTAGATTTAAAATGCTAGATAGCGAGTATTTTTGGAGCAGATTTAAGAAGGCTGAGGCGTGGTTAAGTAATATAACTGATAATAGATTGATGTATGATAGAAAAGACAAGTGCTTTATTGTTAAACGTGTTATTTTAGGAGATATATCAAAGGAATTAAGATTGTATGGAGAATTTGAAGTTACATTTATCGTTGAACCTTTTCTACAAGATTTGTTACCGTTTTCTAGATTGTGGTTGGATAATGAATATATAATTACTAATCAAGGGGATTTTGAAACATTTCCAGAATTTAAATTCTATGGCAATGGTAATATTCAAATTCAAGTAAATAGTGATATTTTTACGATAAATAATGTAGAGAATGAAGTAACTGTCAATTCTGAATTAATGTTGTGTTATGGAAAAAATAAAGAGAATAAATTACTTGATATGACTGGAGGATTCCCAACGTTGGAAATAGGGGATAATGAAATTATAGTATCTAGCAATGTAACTAAAACATCAATAAAATTTACAAATTATTATAGATAGGAAGTATCTTTTACTTTCTATCTTTTATTTTATATAGAAAGGAGATAGAAAGATGAGAGACTTTAAATATAAAGGTTATTCTTCAAAAGAATTATATTCTACAGTAAGAGAAAAGTTTGTAATAGAAGAAAGAGTAAGTCATGAGGATGAAAATTTAACAAGTGGTAGAACTTATATTTATAAGCCAGTTAGAATAAAAAAAATAAATAAGATTACAAATGAAGTTGTACCTTTTAAAAAATTAGATTTAGATTATTTAAACCGTTGGATATTAAACAATAAAGATTATGAAATTTTAGAAATTGATAAATATCTTTATAAAGCAATATTTTTCCCTTATGCCGATGATTATACAAAAGGAGCTAAAGAAGGCTATGTTGATTTGAAAGTAAGATTATATAAAAATGCCTTAAGTTGCATATTGGTAAGCGAAAGAACTCTTACAGATAGGATAATAGATAATATAAATGATAATGAAAAATATTTATGTATTGATAACAAAAGTAATTTAGAAGGGTTAATAATATATCCTAATTTTGTGATATCTAATATTCCAAGAAAGGGGTTTAAGGAATCTAGAAATATAATAATAGAAAATACTTCAATTACCAATAATATAATAAATTTAAGTTTAGAAGAAAATGAAAAGATATATATAAATGGTAAAAATGATTATATAGAAAGTAATAAAAATAGATTAGTTAATAAAATAGGGGATCATATCAAACTACAAAATGGAATAAATACAATTAAAATAAAATCAGATGGTTATACTACAATAACCTTCTCATATCAAGAAGAATTTAAGATAGAAGGGGCGTGGAATCTTGAGTAAATCAATAAAAGTTGGTTATTTTCTACCCAATATCTCAAAGAGTACATTCTTAGCATCCAATGGAGAATTTATATTAGATGATATATGTTTAGGTGTATTTTCAAATGAAGAGTTGGCTACTTCTAACTATGACCTTGAAGCAGTATTTTTAGTAGATAAAGCTGGAAAGCATAAATGCATAGTAGAAGAAGGTATTTTAAAAGTAAAAGTACAATACGGATATGAAGTTTTTGAAATATGTAAAATTACTAAAGATGCTGAGCGAATAAGAGTTTATGCTAGGCAAATTACTATATCAGATTCATTAAGGTGTTGGTTAGGGGATGTAAGACCTACTAATTTAAATGGACAGGCAACGCTAGATTATATGCTGAATAATACTAATGAGTATAAAAGCAATAAGCTATATGCGAAAGATTTAGAAGTATTTTCAGATATAGGTGAATTTAATACTGCATACTATCAGAATATGAATTTATATAAAGCTCTCCATGACACTGATCAAAGTTTCAAAAATAGGTGGGGTGGGGAAGTACAAAGACGTGGATATAGAATTAATATTAATAAAAGAATTGGAATTAATAGAGGTTTTCAGGTTAGGTCTAGTAAAAACTTATTAGGTTTTGAAGCAGAAACTAATATTGATGCTGTATGCACAAGAATAAAACCTGAAGGATTTAATGGAATAACAATAACAGGTTATGTAGATAGTCCATTAATAAATAATTATTCAAGAATATATACAAGAGTAATTAAATATGAAGATATAAAGGTTAAAAGTGAAAATAATGATGAGGGTTATGATACACTAGCACAAGCTCAAGAGGAATTAATTAGGAGAGCTAAGTTGGAATTTAGTGAAAATCATATTGATGAAATTCAAGCTGAATACAGAATTAGTTTTGTGGATTTATCTAAAACGGAAGAATATAAGAATTATGCGATTTTAGAAAGAGCTTACATAGGTGATACAGTAAACGTGTATGAAGAAAAACTAGGTATTAATATAAATGTAAGGGTAAATAAAATTAAATATGATATCTTACAACAAGAGGTAATAGAAATGGAATTAACTAATAGTGATATAAGTAAATATAAAATTCCTTCTATTATAGATATAGTTAAATCTATTGAAGAAATTCCATCAGGAGATTCTATATTAAGTGAAGCGAAGAAAAATGCAACAGATTTGATAAATTCAGGTTTGAAGGACAGTAATGTTATAGTTAGAAAAAATGAAATTATAATTGGTGACACTAAAGATATAAATACTATGACTAAGGTTTGGAGATGGAACAATGGAGGATTAGGTTTTTCTTCTACGGGATATTATGGTGAATATGGCACAGCTATCACGAAAGATGGACAAATAGTTGCAGATTTCATAACTACTGGACTGTTAAATGCAAATTTAATTAGAGCAGGAATATTAAAGAGTTTTAATGGTAATTTGATAATAAATCTTGATACAGGAGAAGTAACATTTAAAAAAGGCAAATTAGAAGGTACTAACGCTTTAATAGATATAACTAATGGAAATATATACACAAAGTCTAATGGAAATAAAGCACTTGAGTTTGTTAAACAAAATATAAATTTTTATGATTGGGAAGGAACAACAAGAACAACTCCAGTAGGATTTATTTATAGTGCAAGAAGGAATAATGATGCTAATAAAACTGGATTGGGCATAGCTAGTGGAATCAATTCTTATTTCTCAATAAATTATGATGAAAGTAATAATTCTAATGTTAATAGACCTTACGTGGAATTTGACCACTATGGGATAACTGGAAATACGCATCCTATAACTTTTTATGATAAAGTTAAATTTTAGCAAAATATAAATCTTAATGGAGCTAAGATATTAGGTGGCGAGTTATCGAGTCCGAGTGGAAAATCGGGAATATATGCAGTTGAGGATGGCATAATTAATCGTGGGGGAACTACTATAATTGGTGATTTATCTGTTTCTGGAAATAAAAACTGTATTCAAAAGACAAGTACATATGGTGATAGACTATTTTATTCTGTAGAAGATGCAGAGTCTTATTTAACGGATACTTGTACTGAAGTAATGACGGTATCTAAAACAGAGATAGGAACATTTGAAAGAGTCATATTAATTGATACTATCTATAAAGAATGTGTTAATTTATATGAAAACTATATTGTAGAGATTTATAAAACAGGATGGGGAGATTTTAGAATAAAAGAACAAACTAATGATTATTTTATAGTGGAGAGTGATAGGGAAGATTTTACTTTTAAATACACTATTAAGGCAAAGAGAAAAGGATATGAAGATTTAAGATTAGAAAAACTTAGTGAAGAAATAAAATGTATACAAAATAATAGAATTTATAGAGCTAATAAGTAAAGTTTAGATGTTAAAGTTCCTAGCTTTATTTTTTTGAAAATCTGATTAATATGTTTTAATTATATAGAAATTGTTTTTCAAACGATTGACTATTGTAATATAATAATGTATTATTATATATAAAATGACGGGAACTTTAAATTATAAAATCACTGGTAACTCAACTAACCCTACAAGATTCCAACATCCAGTTGCTGGAACATACAAAAAAGAATGTGTTGATCAAGGAAAGAAATACTTCTCAGTAGCATCAGGTGGTGGTACAGGAAGAACTCTTCACCCAGATAACATGGCAGCAGGTCCAGCTTCATATGGTATGACAGATACAATGGGAAGAATGCACTCAGATGCACAATTTGCAGGATCTTCTTCAGTTCCAGCTCACGTTGAAATGATGGGTCTTATCGGAATGGGTAACAACCCAATGGTTGGAGCTACTGTTGCAGTTGCTGTTGCTATAGAAGAAGCAATGAAATAAAGTAAGGCTTTTTAAAACATAGTACACGTTATGTTAAATATTTTGTTTAACATAACGTGTACTTTTTTTATACCCCAAAAGGAGTGTTATGAGAAGAAAATTAACTATTAGAAAAGAAAATGAAGAAGAAAGAAAGCTATTGCAGAAAAGTGTAAATGAGTTTAAAAGGTTAGTGGAAGGAGTGAAATAGAAATATGACAATAGATAATTATATAGCTACAGTTTATAAAAATAATCCATTTTGGTTTGTAGAAGAAGTTAATAAAACTATTAATATACATAGAGTGAGTAAAGTATTTGCACTTAAAGACTACTTGAGGGGTAATCACAGAGTATTAAATAGAGAAGATATGAAGTTTAAAGATAAGGAGTTTAGAGTAAAAAGCTGATTTTACAAAATGCCAAAACTATATTAAACTTTCATAGCACATATTTATTAGGATCACCAGTATCTTTAGTTGGTACTGAAAATATAATAAAAGAAATGCAAGATGTATATAGATTCGGTGGCTATAATGATACAGATTTTAAACTATTAGACAAAATGATAAAGTACGGTGATAGCTTTGAGTACATCTATAAAGATGATGATAGAATTAAATCAAAAGTAATAGCAAGTGAGGACAGTTATCCTGTATTTGCAGATGATGGGAAATATATTGCATTTATTGAAAATTGGACAAATATAGATAATATCAGCTGTTGGAATGTTTATTATAAAGATAGCGTTGAGGAATATACTAATGATGGTGGAGATATTCACTTGTTAGGTCAGTATAGAAACGTATCAGGACTACCTATTCATTATCATGCCATTTCAGATGAAGATGATAGATTTGGTGAAGGGTTATTACAAAATATAATCCGTGTATTAGATGAAATAGAAGATTTACTTTCTAAGATGGGGGATAGTATTTATACGCTATCTTTAAATCCTTTGTTATTAACACTAGGTCAGGCGATAGATGGAACTGTGAACAATGATGCAGTAGGTTATAATGTAGCTTTAGAAGTAGGTAGTGATATGAAGTACGTTAATGCAGAAATGAATTATAATACTATTAAATATTATTTAGATACATTACAGAATAATCTTAATATGTGTGTATATATGCCATCAATATTAGGGGGCAATGGTAACATAGCAAATGTGTCTGAGGTTAGTTTAAAGCTATTATATCAATTAGCAGATGTATATGCCATGTTGACTGAAAAGGCTATGAGAAATGGTATTAATGAAAGATTTAATGTTATTAGAAGGTTGTTAGGGCTTAATGATGATAAAGAATATATAGATGTAGTATTTAATTATTCAAGACCACAAAATGCAAGTGAGTTATTAGATAATTTAAAGAAACAATTTGAAATGAGTGCTATATCTATTCAAAGTATAATAGAGAAAAGTCCTTTGACTACTGATGTCAATATGGAGTTAGGTAGAATAAAAGAGAGTGGTAGCAGTATAACTAATAGTTAGAGTGGTAAAGTTGAAGTATAAAAAAGATACTGTAAGAGATGATAAGAAGTTGTTATATCGTTACATTTAGAATGTTGAATATAGATGGGTTATAGGTGAGTGAATTGGTTGGAATTAAATTGTCAATTTTAAAACTCACTATATAATTTAAATAAATAATCAATTATGATAAAAAACATAAAAAATATTAAATGATATAGATTATCAGTAGATACTACACGAATTATTAGAACTTATATAAATTAATGTTCGTATATGTATGTGTGTATTCTCATTTAGACTTAAAATGATGATAAAATTTCGTTTTATGTAGTAAACAGTTAAAATGCGAAATGATTATAAATGGCTACAAGTGTCATGAATACTAGCTTTAAGCCTTATTATTTCGTTTAGGTGCGAAATTCGATAACTTAACTAAATAAACCTTTAACGAAATTGAATAAAAAACACTTTAAAATCCTTATAAACCTAGTAATATCAATGGTTAATTTATTTCGTATGGTATATAAAAATAGTTCTTAGGGTACGATAATTACTTAATTATAATACTTTAATAGATTAAAAATACGAATAATATTCCATTACCCCTTTTTAAATATGAGCCTTTTAACTAATCATTTAACCACCCACAAAAAAATTGACTTTTTATACTTTGGCATTTTATTATATTGATTGAATATAAATAAAGGAGAAATACTGATGAAAAAAGATGGAAAAATAGTCAAATTAATTGAGGTAGAAGAATTTAAGGAAGAAATGAAAATAGTAGAAGAGTATTGTAAGTTTGTAAGGAAAACTCTTAGAACTATATCAAAAATGGAACAATTAAATTCAAATGATATAGATGAATGTATAGAGAAAATTGATTCTATAGAAACATATGCACATGCAAAAGCTAATGGAGATGAATTAAAAGCAAAAATGAGTTTTATATTTGGTTCATTTTAATAAAAATTATGGGTTCGTAGTAAATACGAGCCTTTTTTGATATTCTAATATACAAAAGAAGGAAAAAGTGTATTTAAATAGAATAATATAAGTGGATAATTAATGGGGGTGTTAAAAGTGAATAATGACTACAAAGAAATTGAGAACTCAGAAGAATTTAAAAAGAGTATGAAGGAAAATGAAACTACTACTTGCTATAAAAATGAAATAGCTAATAAAATATTAAACGCATCAACTATAGTTACAATAGTAGGATTTTTAATAGCTATTATAGGATCGTACAATTTGTATTCTAATCATGAAGGTGTATTAGCTATTGTAATATTTTTTGCAATAGTTGTTGGAGTAGGATTGTTATCTTCGATTTTACTTAAAGGATTAGCTGAGATAATAGAGTTGTTACAAAGCTTGAATGGAAAATTTTAAATTAGGGTGAATTTATATTAGATAAAGATAGGGGGCTCGACAATCAGTATAGCTTTCTATTTTTAATGATTTAAATACAAAAGAAGGAAAAATGTATTTATATAGAAATATATTATGTTGGAGGGATGAAGTTATGAAAAAGAAAACATTACTTATAAGTGGAATATCTTTGGTGCTAATTATTGGATTTTTAAGTTATTTAAGTAATGATAGTGTTGTTAAAGAAGGAAAAACAAAAATAATAAATACATTAGTAGAAGATTATAGAGATAATAAAATTTCATATTCTGATGTTGCAGGAGAACTGGGGAAATATAGAGAAGATGAAAGTATAAAATACAAACACAAAGAGGCTTGGAAAGCAATTGATGAGATAAATGAGGGTAGAGATATATATGAGAATACTGTTGGAAAAAGGCTTGATTATGAAGATATAAATGAGATGACTGATAGTTCAAAGGAGCACTATATAGAAGTGCTTTCTAAAGTTACAGCTAATAGTGAGTATTTTGATAAGTGTAAAACATTAATAGCTCAATTGAAAGGGGAAATACCAGCAAATACTCCGAAAGAAAAACCAATAGAGAAAGAAACAAAATATTTATTTGAATTGCTTAGCTATTCAAAACATTATCAAGCAGGCTCACAAAAATTGGAGATAAAAGTTAAGAATACTAGTGGAAAAGATATATCATATTTAGCGATAGATATATTTGAAGTTTCAACTCAAGGTGAGATATTGAATTCAGACTATACAAATACTAACTCTTTAGTTAAAGACGGTGCAACAGTAGTATTGGATACATATTTTAAATACCAGAGAAGTGATAGTGATTTAAAATTTGAAATAAGAGATGTTAGATATAAATAGGCACAGATTTGTGTCTTTTTATTTTATAAAGAAAGGAATTATTATATGGAATTTAAACAATATGAAAAACTAACTTAGATAGATTAAAGATTGAACTAACTCATAAATCTTATTATTCTGATGAAGAATATAAAATGTTTTTGGAGGAAAATGGACTTATTGCAGAAGAATATTATAATAAAGAAACTGATGAAATAAAGTTATTAAATACAGTAATTGCAGTATTGGAAACATTAGCTAATGATGTAGATTTAATGAGAAAACTTGACACTAAAGATATTGTATCGGTTGACCAAGCTAGTAAATACCTATCTCAAAGAATCTATAATATTAAAAATAAGATTGTAGAAATTGAGGAAAGTAAAAAGGAATATCAAGGCAATATAAATCCTATATTCTTCACTAGATAAAAAGTTTATGACCTTGTGTAAAAAATAATAAACATTTATTGTAAATATTTACCTAAAAACATATAATTAAGATGAATAAATTATATAGGGGAGAATTTTATGTGGAATAAAAAGAAAAATACAATGTTTATTATTAATATTATTTTAGTGTGCATACTAATGATAGGATGTTCAGGTTCTAACAACAAAGCTCAAATACCTAATTTCGTAAAGACATTACAGGAAACTATTGGTTATGATGTTGAATATATTGAAGATAGGTCAATCATAAGGGTTACTGATTATTTAAGTAAGGATACAATAATTGATGCAGTTTCAAAAGATAATGTTTATAATCAATGGGTTGAAATGAGGAATACATTTTTGGGCTTGTATGATGGTGTAGAAAAGTTAGCTAATTCAAATGGTATGAAAGACATCAATTATGAAATTATTGTAATTGATAAAGAAAGTGCAAATACAGATGAAGAAGTCCCTTTATTGATTATAAATGAAACAGGGATAGTTTTTGATATGGTTGAGGAAGTTAAAAATTAATAAATGTAATTACAAAGGAGCTTAGATATATTCTAGGCTCTTTTATTTGTAAAAGTATAAAGTTAGGAGAGTGTGTATGATACAAGAATCTATAAGAAAATCTATTGAAAAGGCTTTTGATATGTTTGGTCAGCCTATAATGATTTTTAAGGACTATAAAGACAACTATTATAATAGAAGTAATTCAATAGTAAAATATGATAGACAGTTGATTGAAGATGGAGGAATAGTTTCAACTCTTGCAGATAGATATGAGTTTACAACGTTTTCTGAAATAGAGATTAATAATTATATAGCCTATAAAGGGCATTTTTATAAAGTTTTAAGTGTAGATAATACAAGGGAAGATGTTTATATAGCTTATGCAAAGTATGATGCCATTGGAGTTCCTAAGTTTACTGTATCGGTTAATTCAGAATTTAGTTTAAAAGTAGGAAATACATCGAACTTAGGTGTAAAAGCCTATAGAGATGGTAGTGTCATAGAAATGCCCATCATAAGTTATAAAAGCTCAGATAATAATATTATTAATGTAGACAACGCAGGAAATATAACTGCATTAAAGGAAGGTACTACTATAGTAACAATTAAATTTAATGAAGTTATTACTACTGTTAAAGTCAATGTAGTTGGAATTGTATATAGTTTAGAATTAGAAAATACTACATTAGAATTATCTAAAAACAATACTTATAAAATAAATGCCATCTGTAAAATGGATGGAGTTATTGATGAATCACCTATACTATTATATAGATCAAATAATAATACAGTTGCATCGGTTGATAGCCAAGGTAATATAACTGCAATAGGAGTAGGTAGTTGCATAATTAAAGTTACATATAATAATGTAGAAAAAGAAATTAATTTAAATGTAAAAGAGAACATTGAGCCTGTTTACTCTATATCATCTAGCTCGGGTGCTTTTGATATTAGACAGTATGGTGCGTCAACTTTTACTATAATAAAGGATGGTATAGTAGATACTGATACTTGGGATATAACTATTGATTATAACGGCGTTTTAACAACTCATATATCAATAGAAAGTACAACATCGAATAGTATAAAGATAAGAAACTCTAAGGGGTTAAGTACAAATAAGATAATCTTAAACTTTGTTAAAGGTGATACAACTGTTAAACAAGAAGTTGGATTAACTAAATAAAAACACTAGACAATAAAAAGAAAGAGTCGTATACTTATATTAATAATATAACGTGTATATGAAAAAGAGTTTTGACGTGTATGAGGTCTTATATTTTAACGGTTAGATATATGTATTTGTATTCTCACGTTGAAATGATGGGTCTTATCGGAATGGGTAATAACCCAATGGTTGGAGCTACTGTTGCAGTTGCTGTTGCTATAGAAGAAGCAATGAAATAA